ACAAGTCAAAGAATGTACGTGAGTCTGTTACTTCATTAAATACTTTACTTACATTTGAAGGATAAGTAGAGTAAGGGGTTTCAAAGTTACTCATTGCCAGAGTACGTACAGGTTAATTTTAACACAGGTGGACTTATTTAAGGAGGTATAAATGGCTTATACTACAACAGCAGGAGCTACTACTAATGCCTCAAAAGGTGGAGAATATGACAATACTGACGAAACAAGTGCAGCAAGTTATGAAAACCTAGCGGCAGCTCAAGCAGATGCGGCTGCGGCAAGTGCAACTGCGGCTGCAAACTCAGCAACAGCTGCGGCTGGTTCTGCTACTACCGCTTCAAATGCGGCTACTACTGCAACTACTCAAGCAGGTATAGCGACTACACAAGCGGGTATTGCTACTACACAAGCCTCTAATGCTTCTGCTAGTGCGGCTACGGCTACAACACAGGCGGGAGTTGCTACAACTCAGGCTGGTATTGCTACTACGCAAGCTACTAATGCCGCTACCAGTGCATCTACCGCAACTACACAAGCAGGAATAGCCACTACACAGGCTACTAATGCGGCTACCAGTGCTTCTACTGCTACGACTCAAGCGGGTATAGCAACTACTCAAGCAGGTATTGCAACAACACAAGCATCTAATGCCGCTAATAGCGCATCTACTGCTAGTACTCAAGCTGGTATTGCTACAACACAGGCAACTAATGCGTCTAACTCAGCTACGTCTGCTAGTACATCCGCAACAACAGCAACTACACAAGCGGGTATTGCTACTACGCAAGCAGGGATAGCTACTACCCAAGCAACTAATGCATCTACATATGCAACTAATGCAAGCAATAGTGCATCTGCAAGTGCAACATCAGCAACTAACTCTGCGGCAAGTGCAAGCACTGCAACAACACAGGCTACAAACGCAAGCAATAGTGCTACAAGTGCATCTGCAAGTGCAACAGCTGCGGCTGCTTCATATGATTCATTTGATGACCGTTATCTTGGTGCTAAGACCAGTGATCCAACAGTAGACAATGATGGTAATGCTCTGATAACAGGAGCTATGTATTTTAATTCAACCAGTAGTATCATGAAGGTATATACTGGTTCAGCATGGATGAACACCCCAGGAATTGCTACAGGCGGTTCTGCAGGACAAGTTCTTGCTAAATTAAGTAGCACTAATTATGATACACAATGGGTGAGTCTCACTGGTGGTCTTATATATGGTGGTACATGGAATGCATCTACTAATACACCAACACTTGCATCTGGTGTAGGTACTCAAGGAACATACTATGTAGTATCTGTTTCAGGTAGTACTAACCTTGATGGAGTCACAGACTGGGTCATTGGTGACTGGGCTATATTTAACGGTACAGCATGGCAAAAAATTGATCAGACTAACTTAGTTACTTCCGTAGCTGGTCGTACAGGTGCAATTACTTTATCTAACACAGACATTTCTGGATTAGGTACTGCGGCTACTCAAAACAGTACAGCGTTTGCTACTGCCGCACAAGGTATATTAGCAGATAATGCTATCAGTTCTATTACATCAGCAGACGGTAGTGTAGTGATTAGTCCTACAGGTACTGTACGAGACTTGTCTGTAGGTACTGCTCTTAATACTGCTACTTTAATTGCTCAAGTACGTAATGAAACTGGTGCAACACTTACTAAAGGTACTGTTGTATATGTTAGCGGAGCTGCAAGCAACAAAGCTCTTGTATCTAAAGCAATAGCTAATGCAGACGCTACATCAGCACAAACATTTGGTGTTATACAAGCAGATATATCTAATAACAATAACGGTTATGTAGTTGTTACAGGTGTAGTTAGTGGTCTTAATACTTCTGCTTTTGCTAACGGTACTCAGTTGTATCTTAGCGGAACTACTGCAGGTACCTATACAAGCACTAAACCTTACGCACCTATTCACTTAGTATATGTAGGTATTGTAACTTATAGCCACGTTAATCAAGGCACTATTGAAGTTAAGATTCAAAACGGTTATGAGATGGATGAGCTACATGATGTGTCAGCTCAGTCACCTACAAACAATGATACTCTTGTATATAATAGCTCAACAAGCTTGTGGACTAAAACAGCTCAATCGGCTTTAACAGCAGGTAATGTATCAGGCACAGTAGCTATTGCTAATGGTGGTACAGGGCAGACAACTGCTAATACTGCGTTTAATGCTCTTGCACCTAGTCAAACAAGTAATACAGGTAAATATCTTACAACAGACGGTACATCAACATCATGGGCTACAGTAGATGCACTACCCTCTCAAACAGGTAATGCTAATAAATATCTTAAGACAGACGGTACAACAGCAACATGGGAAACTGTAGTTACTGGTGGTGGTCCTATCACACAGAACGCAGATTCTGTATCAACTAATCAAACTATTGCAGCTGGCTCTAACGGATTCTCTGTTGGACCCATGACTATTCAAAGCGGTTATTCTGTAAACATAGCCAGTGGACAACGATGGGTTGTTATTTAAGGAGAAAATATGAGTTCTATATCTTCAGGAACAACCTCAACAACTGGTTATGTTGTTAGCTCGGATACAACGGGTGCGCTAGTTTTAAAGACTGGTGCTTCAAATACTACTGCGGTTACTATTGATGCAAGTCAGAATGTGACTGTTGTTAATGGAATGTCTTTGCAAGGTATTACTGTTGGTCGTGGTGCAGGTGCTATTGCATCTAATACAGCAGTAGGCGTTAGTGCTTTAGCGGCTAATACGAGTGGTGCAGGTAACTCAGCCTATGGTGATAGTGCTTTGTTATCAAACACAACAGGCGCTCAAAACGCAGCCTTTAGCGGTGATTCATTAGGGGCAAACACTACAGGTAACTATAACACAGCTGTTGGTAAGCAATCACTTAGATACAACACTACAGCATCTTACAACACCGCTGTGGGTTATCAATCTCAGTTGAATGGTCAAACAACAAACTTTAATACTTCTGTTGGTTATCAATCAGCATATAGTTTGTCTTCTGGAGATGAGACTACTGCTATTGGTTTTTCAGCTTTAAAATTAACTACAACAGGTTCAAACAACACAGCAGTTGGTTCAAACTCTTTGACTTCAAATACTACTGGTGCTGCAAATACAGCATTAGGTCGTGATTCACTTAAAAGCAATACTACAGCATCTAATTCAACTGCCGTAGGTTATCAAGCAGGTTTTACATCAACAGGTCAACGCAACGCTTTCTTTGGCTCTGAAGCGGGATATGCAAACACGACTGGTGAAAGCAACACATACATTGGTCGCCAAGCAGGTACTTTAATGACCTCGGGCAATAACAACACTATTGTTGGACGCTATAACGGCAATCAAAATAGTTTAGATATTCGTACACTAAGCAACTATATTGTGTTGTCTGACGGAGACGGTAACCCAAGGTTCTATTCTGATAATACTGGTGTTCTATATGACTTAAACGGTAAACTCAGAGCCGTCCCCCAGTCAGGTTCTTCCAAGACCTCCTCGTATACACTGGCTACAACAGATGTCGGTGAATACATCTTGCTTGGTGCAAGTGGTGCTATTGTTATTCCTGATGCTACCTTTGCGGCTGGTGACGTTATTACTATCTTTAACAATACTGCCAGTACATCAACAATCACTTGTTCAATTACAACGGCATACATTGCAGGAACATTCACTGACAAAGCTACAATGACTTTAGCTGCAGCAGGTGTTGCAACTGTATTATTTATTACCAGCACTCTATGTGTTGTTTCAGGGAATGTAGTTTAATATGAGTTCATCACAATTATTATTAATGGGAGAAGGTGCTGGTGGTGCGGCACCTAATTATATTGAGGATGTGTTTTCAACGTACCTTTACACAGGCAACGGCTCTACACAGACCATCACCAATAACATTGACTTGTCTACCAAGGGCGGTTTGGTATGGATTAAACGCAGAAATGGTGTTTATTCTCATGTGTTGTACGACACAAGCAGAGGTGTAAATCTTTCTTTATCATCAAACACGACTGCGGCTCAAGTAAATCAAGCACCTGATGGCGTTTCTGCATTTAATACTACTGGGTTTTCTTTAAATGGAAATTCTCATTTAGACAACAACACTACAGGCACATACGCCTCATGGACATTCCGCAAGCAACCAAAGTTTTTTGATGTTGTGACTTATACAGGGAATGGTGCGGCAACAAGGGCAATATCTCATAGTCTTGCAAGCACTCCTGGGTTTGTTGTTATTAAAGAAACAAGTAGTGCTGATAATTGGCACGCATGGCACAGGTCATTTGCTTCTTTTAGCACTTATATTCTTCTTAATACTACTGGCGGGTCAACCACAGCGGGTGGTACTACTATTTTTAAAGGAATGAGTAGTACTGATTTCACTATTGGGTCTGATGGTGGTGTAAATGCAAATGGAAGCACTTATGTTGCCTACCTATTCGCCCATGACGCAGGAGGCTTTGGCTTGACTGGTACAGACAATGTAATTTCGTGTGGGTCGTTTACGACTAATGCAAGCGGAATTGCTACTGTGACGCTTGGTTATGAGCCTCAATGGGTTTTGATTAAAAGAACAGATAGCTCATCTGAGTGGCACATGCTTGACAACATGAGAGGATTTTCCCAAACAACAGATGCTTGGTTAAGAGCAAACAGTTCTGCCGCAGAAAATTCTACTTACAAAATTGCTACCCCTACTGCAACAGGTTTTGTTACTGACGGGACTAATATTATTGACCCGTCATCATCATTCATCTACATAGCCATTCGCAGAGGCCCGATGAAAGTGCCTACAAGTGGGACTAATGTTTATGCCCCTGCTTTGGCTTCTTCTAGCGGAACTTATACAGCTATTTCAAATTTCCCTGTTGATTTTGTTATTGAAGGTGACAGAACCACCACAAGTAAGTTTTTTGCTGGTGATCGGTTGCGTGGCAACACAACTCTTAAACCAAACGACACACTCGCTGAATCTGAACAGGCTTGGGGGTTTGACAAAATGGATGGGTTTACGCTTCCAGGTATTAGTGGTAATTTTTCTGGGTATATTAACTGGATGATGCGTCGCGCTCCTAGCTTCATGGATGTTGTTTGCTACACAGGGACGGGTGGTGCTAGTCAAAGTTTTACCCATAATCTTGGCATAGCTCCAGAACTGGTGATTGTCAAATGTAGAGGTGCTGCTACCGCTTGGGAATCACTAGGTACTGCATTAAGTGCTTCACAAAGACAACTTTATTTAAACCGAACTCAGGCAGGGGTTGCTGTTGCGTCAGGTCACCTTGGATGGAATGGAACTGATGGGGCATACAAAGCACCAACAAGCACTCTTGTCTATTTTGGTGGTGATTCTGATGTTGGCGGTAGTGGACTTAACTATGTTGCTTACCTATTTGCAACCTGTGCAGGTGTTTCTAAAGTAGGCTCATACACAGGCACAGGCACTACACTCCAAATTGACTGTGGTTTCACAGGTGGTGCTAGGTTTGTTCTAATTAAGCGTACTGACTCAACTGGTGCTTGGTACGTCTGGGACTCTGCCCGAGGCATTGTGAGTGGCAATGACCCTTACTTGCTATTAAACAGCACAGCTGCTGAAGTAACCTCTACAGACTACATCGACACATACAGCGCAGGGTTTGAGATTAGTTCAACTGCACCAGCCGCTATCAATGCAAGCGGTGGCACATACATCTTCTTAGCAATAGCATAAGGAACAATCATGAAAATAAGAATTAGAGAAACAGGTCAAGTGCTATTTAAACACGAGTGGGAGAAGTGGGTTGCTCAAACTTACGCTAAGTCATTAAGTGGCATCACCGAAGAAGTAGTCAATAGATTTGACTCAGACATTGTATTTGAGGGACCACAGGCATCTGGTGGTACTGTCTATCAATACTCTCAAGCCGATGGTGTTGAGCAGGTTGATGGTAAGTGGTATACTAAGTATGTCCTTGGTCCTATCTTTACAGATGGTGAGACTACTGCTATTGAACAAGAAGTAGCTTACAAGGCAATTAAAGATGCTGAACAAGCACAACAAGTACGTAATCAACGTAATCAAATGCTTAAGGATTGTGACTGGACTCAAACAGAGGATTCACCAGTAGACAAAACCTTATGGGCATCCTATAGACAGTCACTACGTGATATAACAAAGCAGTCAGGGTTTCCTTGGGAAATCCAATGGGCTGCACAACCGGAGTAACAAATGGCAATCATATTAGACGGTACAACGGGTATAACAACTCCTGACTTAATTGATTCTTCATTGACATCCGGTCGGGTTGTCTATGCGGGTGCTAGCGGGAATCTGACGGGGTCTGCTGGTTTATTTTTTGATGGAACTAATTTAGGTATTGGTGCAACACCTAATCCTGCTCCGGGCGCACCCTACAATGTTTTAAACATTGGCGCACAAGGTGGTGGTGGAATTATTAGCGCAGGTACAGATGTTTATCTTACAAACAATCTTTATATTTCTGGCAATAACTATTTTGCTTGGACAGGCGGTTCAGCGTATGCAAGTTACTACAACCAAACTGGCGGTAACCATATGTGGCAAACATCAACTGCCGCTGGAACAGGCGGTAATGTTGCTACTTTAAATACTTTGTTGAAGCTAAATACCAATGGCGCACTTGCTTTGTTTGGCGGTGCGTCTGCTAATGGCGTTGGCATCACATTCCCTGCATCTCAATCAGCATCATCAGACGCTAATACGCTAGATGACTATGAGGAAGGGACTTGGACACCTACTGTTACTTTTGGTGGAAATTCTGTAGGCATCACATACAACACTACATACACTGGCGCAACCTATACAAAAATAGGTAATCGTGTTTGTATATCAGGATTTTTATTGCTGACAAATAAAGGCTCATCAACTGGTGGTGCTGTAATTACAAATTTACCATTTACAGCCGAATCAGGAAACACCAGATATTTGGGGGTAACTATAGGTGGTTCTGCTTTTACGTTTGCAAATCAATTTTGGGCAACACTCAGCCCAGGTACAACTACTATATTGTTACAAGAAAGCCTTGAAAATGGTGTTCAATCATTGATTACCAACGCTGATTTTACCAATGGCACAGAACTTTATTTTTCAGCAACTTACACAGTTTAATTAACCTAATTGGATTATCAGGTCGGACACTTAACTTAAAGGAAAATCATGTCACTTACCAAAACCACAACTGTTGACCAAATTACAGTATGCGAAAACGGCATCGTTCTCTATCGTGAAGCCACACGCATCATGGAAGATGGCGTTCAACTAAGCCAAACCTACCATCGTTCAAGCCTCACACCCGCACAAGACCTGACAGGCGTTCCCGCTAATGTTGTTGCTATTTGCAATGCGGCTTGGACACCTGAGGTAATTGCGGCTTATCAAGCTCAACAGGTAGCACAACAAGGAGCCTAATATGGCAAGTATTTTAAATGCCGATGATGGCGTAGTCAGCGGAAGTGCTGGCTTAAAAAGTAATGCAGACTCCTCAGGTGTTCTTGACTTACAAACTAATGGAGTTACTGGTTTAAGTATCAGCACAGGACAGGTTGTTAGTGTTACTAACGGGATGTCTATTCAAGGACTTACTGTAGGTAGGGGCGCAGGTGGTATTGCTACCAATACTGCAACAGGACTAAGTGCTTTGGCAGCTAATACGAGTGGTGCATCAAATACTGGAATTGGCTACCAAGCACTTCTTGCAAATTTAGATGGCGCACAAAATACAGCAGTTGGTCGTGCTGCTCTTACAGCAAACACCAGTGGTAGTTTGAATGTTGCAGTGGGTCGCTCTGCCTTGATTGCAAATACCACTGGCGCAAACAACACTGCGCTTGGCTCTCAATCACTATTAAGCAACACCACAGCATCAGGCAACACAGCGGTTGGTTATCAAGCAGGATATTTTGTAACTGGCGCAAGTAATTCCGCATTTGGATACCAAGCGGGTTACGCAATTACTACTGGAACTTTCAACACCGCCATTGGTCGTGAATCAATGGGATACAACAATGTTAGCGGAGATAATAGTACCGCTGTTGGTGCTAATGCGTTAAATAGATTAACTTCTGGTGCTAATAACACAGCCGTTGGGTATTCGGCTCTCTACTCTAATACAACAGGAGCCACAAATACTGCACTTGGCACATCCGCACTTAGTGCCAACACTACAGCATCTAACAATACTGCTGTAGGTTATCAGGCGGGGTATACAAATAGCACAGGACTCCGTGTTACGGCTATTGGTGCATTAGCACTTCAATATTCAACAGTAAGCGATTTAACTGCCGTTGGTTATGGCGCATTAAATCAAAATACCACTGGTTTATACAACACAGCAGTTGGTGGATACGATGCGGGGACATTCTCGGCAATGCTGTTTAACACGACTGGCTCTTACAACACGGCTGTTGGTGCTGGTGCGCTTAAAGCCAACACCACAGCGTCTAACAACACTGCCGTAGGTTATCAGGCATTGGATGCGTGTACGACTGCTGGTGCTAATACCGCTGTTGGGTCGGGTGCGGGTGGTGCAATTACTACTGGGGCACAAAACACAACTGTTGGTGAAGCATCGCTCTCATCCTGCACTACAGGACAACAAAATACTGCGGTTGGTACAAACGCTGGTGCTGATGTAACAACTGGAAATAATAGCTTACTTCTTGGTCTTAATTCTGGACGCTCTACCGCACCTTCTGGTTCGGTGACCACGGGGTCAAACATTGTTTGTCTTGGCAATAACTCAATCACAGACCTTTATTGTGCTGACACAACCATCTCATCCTCCGATGCTCGTGATAAAACCGATGTGCAAGACTTCACGCATGGATTAGATTGGATTACAAAACTCCGACCTGTTACCTATCGATGGGACAAACGAGCATGGTATGTGGGCGATGAGGCTACGACCGAGGACTTACTCAACGCACAACCAGACGGGTCTAAAAAGCAAAACAGGCTGAACATTGGTTTTCTAGCCCAAGAGGAAATCGCAGTCGAGAAACAATTCGGCTATGCAAACACTTGGGAAGATATGCTGGTTGCGGCTGAAAACGAGGACGGGTCTGCTTACGGGTTGAAATACGAGCGTCTAGTTCCCGTACTGGTCAACGCAATCAAAGAACTCAAAGCAGAATTTGACGCTTATAAATTAACCCATCCATAAGGACTAACATGACTATTGAAACACAAACTCCAACACCCGAACAAATTGCCAAGCACTACTCTGCTGCAATGGACTCAGTTAACCTGATTAACGCAGGGAAGCCTGAGCAAATGTCTACTGAAGACTGGGCTGATTGTGTATCTCGTAACAAAGAACACCTTAAAATTATGATTGCTAAAGACTTCTGGACAACAGAAGACTTGACACCCCTGCAAGCAGCCTCTGCTTAATCTTAACTAAAACTAAAGGAAAATAATCATGGGAAAAAATGAAAAGACCCCCGTAACTATTGATGGTATTGAATATAAGTTTGAAGACATGACATCTCAGCAACAACTGTTGTTGAACCATGTAGCAGACTTAGATCGTAAGCTTGAGTCAGCACGATTCAACGTTGATCAACTTCAAGTTGGTCGTGAAGCATTCTTTAATATGCTTAAAACAGAACTAGAAAAGAAACCTGACGACATTCAGGATGCCGTAATTAAGGAATAATAAATGCTCAATCTCACTCAAGAACAAGAATTAGAAGTAACCCACGCACAGATATATGAACGACTTCTAGCAGTAGAAGCCAAAGTAGATAAACTAGACAAGAGTACAGAGGAAGTAGTTAAAGCTTTCAATGCAGCTCAGGGTGCATTCATTGTACTTGAGTGGATTGCCAGAGCAGTTAAACCAATACTTATTGTTGGTGCTTTCTTTGGTGCATTATGGTTAGCAATAGATAATAAGCTTCATCTAAAATGAAGTGGATTCTCTTAGCTATACTTCTATTAACCTTAACATCATCTGCTGAGGACAAGTGTAGCGTAAGAGAATTTTATGGTATAGCTTATACTATACACAACCCTACAGAACGTCATATGCAGATGTCTCAATGGTTAACTAATCACAAAGATTTATGCTCAAGTAAAGATATGGTTGTTATATGGAATAACTTATCTGAATGGGCAGGAGCAGCAGACAGCGCAGAGCTTAGACACAAGGTTGTTTATGCTTATAAGGAGGCACTAAAGAGGGAAAAGAAATGAAGTTATATAGCTATGACAAGTATTATCCCGTAGTGCATCCTACATACTCAGACTTACAACTACAGTTGTATACTAAGAAAATGGAGTTATTAAATGTTGAAAGAGAAATTCTTAGAGAGATTAAAAGAATTACTAAAGCATTTCAAGACTATGAGCTTGACCTTTATGAAAAGAAAAATAAAGAGGTCATTGTCTCAAGACAACTTAACAACCCAACCCTCGACATCTACGCATAAGGAAAAACCAATGGAAGATATTAAAGCAAGGCTAACGTATAATGTTACTTTTATGGTTGCATCTACTCTGTGCTTATCAGTACTAGGTATGATGGCTGCATTTGTTCTTGGCTTGTGGGCTAGAGAAGTTGATAATGCAGAGATATTCAAATTACTTTCTCCAGCGTTTCAAACTATTGTTGGCGGATTTATTGGTCTATTAGCTGGTGTTAAATTATCTCATGATGAAGATAAAAAGTGTCATAAATGTAAGGATTAATATATGTTAGATATTTTAAGTGGTGGTATTCTGGGATCAGTGTTTGGCGGTCTATTTCGATTAGCCCCTGAGGTTCTCAAGTGGTTAGATAAGAAAGATGAACGTGTACATGAACTTAATATGTTTAAGTTCCAGTGTGACTTAGAGGCTCAACGTGGTCAGCAGAAGTTAGCCGAGATTGGTGCTCAACGTGAAGCCGCTATTGATGTCGGTGTTATGGGTGCTTTCCAGTCTGCTATTGAACAACAAACAGAAATGGTTAAAGCCGCTGGTGGTGGTTTTGTAGCCGCATTATCAGCCTCAGTACGACCCGTAGTGACATACTGGATCTTAGCACTATGGTCATTTGTTCATGTATGGTTAGCCTACAATTCATGGGTTAGCGGTATGCCTCCAGTAGAAGTATTCAAAGTAATGATGTCAGCAGACTTTGCGGCTCTTGTCTCTGGTACTCTTAACTACTGGTTCCTTGACAGAACATTAAGCAAACGTGGGCTATGAACTTAACTATAGCCGCAGATTTGTGCAAACACTTTGAAGGCTTTAGTTCTAAGCCTTATCTGTGTCCTGCTAATGTAGCTACTATTGGCTACGGCAGTACATACTATGCTGACGGTAGAAAAGTAACGCTTCAGGATCCTCCTATGAGTGAACCTGAGGCTTACAAGTTACTACTTGCAGAATTACATCATACCTATTTACCCGGAACACTTAGGTATTGTCCTGTACTAGCTACAGATGAAAAGAAATTAAATGCCATTGTTGACTTCTGTTACAACTTAGGTGTAGGTAGACTACAGACAAGTACATTAAGACGAAAGATTAATGAACAAGACTGGGCAGCTGCTAAAGATGAACTGAAGAAATGGAATAAAGGTGGGGGTAAAGTATTAGCTGGTCTTGACAAAAGACGAAAGGCTGAATGTGCTTTACTTGGTACCTAATAGTAATAAAAAGGATATCTCATGGCAACACCAATCGCAGACCTAGGCAAGGGAGGTCTCAACACAGACTTATCACCCTTGATTGTTCCTTCTAATGTTTTCTCAGATGTATTGAACGTTCGATTTGACGACAATGCAGTACAAACAATTACAGGCGAAGGGGCATACAGGACTGTAGCTATTACGCCTGACTACGGTATCCACTGGAAACGTCCAGATCAAGGATATAATATCTTTGCTAAGAATGGGGCTATTGTTCGAGTGGATGCAGCAGGGAATTCATCTAATATGTTTTCCTCTGCTGATGTCGTATACAACAACAGTGATTGGCAAGGAACTCTTTTTAACGGTGGATTTGCTGTTGTAGTAAACAACGGTCAGACAACCCCCTTGTACTGCTTATATGGTAGTGCTTCAGCAGGATCTACATTTCAACCGTTACCTAACTGGAACTATTTAGCTGGATTAACAGTAACTGCTAAAGTAATTAGAGCATTAAACTATTCTCTTGTTGCAGCTAACCTTACACTAACAGAAAGTGGTATTGTAACATATGCCCCAGGAACTGTACGTGTTTCTGTTCAGGCTCCTACAGGTAACATCCCTCAGGTATGGGCACCCGGAGTAACAACAGACACAGCTGATGAGTTTGAACTTAGTTCTACCTCTCAAATTCTTGATATGCTTGACCTTAGAGGTAGCATGTTTATTTACTCTGAAGACAGTATTAATATATTGTCTATTGGTAATGTAACTAAAGTAACTCCATACTCAAAGTCTTATGGTATCCTCAGCACAGATTGTGTATGTGAGTTTGATGGTAATCACTTTGTAGTAGACCGTAATGACATCTATATTCATAATGGTTCAGGTAGTATTGAGTCTATTGCTGACTTTAGAATTAAAAAGTATTTCTTTAATAACCTTAATAAGAGTTATACTAACAAAGTTCATGTTGTACGTAATCCTTTCTTTAAAGAAATCTGGATTAACTATCCTAAGGGATCTGCAACAACTTGTACTGAAGCTCTTATCTTTAATTATAAAAATAATACATGGACAAAGAGAACATTAGCTAATGTAACTTATACATTTAATG